GCGCAAGCGAACTCCATCGAAAACGGAGGTAATACGAGAGCTGGACCAATCCAGACCCACCGAACAATGTTGAGGACCATCAATAACCCCCTCAACGCAGAATGCGTGGCGATCTGCCAAGCTCAGCGTTACCCCCTCAGAACTCAAGCTGAGGTCGTCGAAGCCGCCACCCTACTCGGGGGTAAACTCGACGCTGGAATATTTATTCGCGAATTGTCAAGGAAAGTCAATGCCGCGATAAGTTCCAAAACTCTCTCCTACTGGGCCGAGGAAAAGGCCAAGAAGGAGAAGTGGGCCCGGGCCCAAAGAACTATCGTCACACACTTCGGTCGTGTGTTAAAGGACGCTAGTATCATACTGCCCAAGCATACCAAGCTGCACAACCCACCGAAAAACTCTCGCTCGGTCATTCCTTACTTTATATCAGAGAAGAATGTTGTCTCATACTACCAAGCTCACCATGGCACATGTGTCGCTTCAGTACAAGACAACTCCGATGCTGAGAAAGTGTTGCAGAATCTCATGTCTGAGATCTCGGGATTAGGTAAGGCTTCGGCATTCCTGGCAGCCCGTGCGACAATCACCAAGCGGTACCATCACACGATTCACAACATGACCCCGCAAGCGCGTCTCAAGCTGTCCATACTCGCGACACTCACTTTAGTGAAGCGGATTGAGAGCAACGTAGTAATCACGTTGTTTCGATCTAAAAGTGAGATGCGAGAGGCACGCGCTGCCAAGAAGGCGACTATGTTACAAGTGGACGATTCACTTGCGATCGAGATGGTGCGCCCGGCAATCAAGAAGCCTGACACGAAGAGCATCCGACAGTTCGATGCCTTTGAAGCCATGGCGAGCACAGGCGAGGACGCTCATGTGAGCGATGATGAAGACGATCTATTCAGAGTCACACCTCAAGACATCATCAACCGTGAGAAGTACCTGAGCGCGCAGAAGAGGGGCGGGAACGCCAGGCCGGCCCTCGCGCCATGCTATGAATTCTCGAGAACATTCCTGAAGTTAATGCATGACGTGGAGCCCAACCCTGGACCCCCTAAGCCAGACATGCGGAAGCAAAAGGGTAAGAAGCCTGCCGACACTAAGCCTACCACAAATCGTGGAGGCAACAAGAAGGAAACGAACGCCTCATATCGTGACGTCGTGGCAGCTAACTCGAGCGCAAACAGCGCCACAGAGCTCGGTCCCACAGACGCAGGTGCGGCTAAGCATGCCCAGCAAGTCGCGGTAGATATCCCCGAGCCCACACCTGCGAAGCCCCAAGTCTCGTTCAACGCAGTTCCGAAGAAAGAGCCACTGCAAATCAACGTGTGCGGGGGGGATCTGCACGTTTGGGCACGCGGTTGGACTGAAACCTTGCCCGAACAAGATCATATCGTGCAAATGCCAAGACTCACGCCTGCCCATGAAGCCTGCAAGAAGTCGGGTATTTTCGAAACCTTGAAGAAAGTGCTTCGGTGGTACACATCCAACGGCTCAGACTTCTTTGGTCATCGAGACTCCGAAATCAAGGCGGAAGATGTCAAATTGCCAGATGCACGCATCATTACCACGAGTGATCGCATCGGGTGGCAGAAGTGCCTCTACCTCGAAGGATGGTTCATCCAACACGCACTGAGCGTCGTCTTCAACATCGTCGGCACCATGATCCTGCGGAAAGTGATTCCCTACCTGATGAACGCTGAATCAGCCCGCATCTTTCGCGCCGTTATGATCGCGGGTAGCGCCGTGTCGATTACTCCGAGCCTGCTGGCGATGTCGACTGTGTTTCCGCAAGTGCGAACCGCAGCCTTGAAGGCCTGGCCCTTCGCGTTTGAGAAGATGTGCGGATTCGTGCGAGAGAAGTACACCTACATCGAAGCCTCTTTCGACGCGCCTGAGAACGTTCTCGCAGACTCTCGTCTGCAAGGACAAAGAAGATGCGACCTGGAGGCAGTCTCCACGGTGGTCGACGCAACGGTGAAAGTCACCCACTGTTACCGCTACGTTTGCCCTTCGCTGTATTGCGGACAACACGGGAAGATAGAGACCGTGACATCCTCGTATGCAGTGCTTGGAAAGGTCGACCTCACGAGATTACTGAACAACCTAATGCTGACGGGCAAGACAGTTAAAGATTCAGTGAACGCGACAATGATCAGCTTTGAGCGCGATCCCACCAACACGCTTGGACGCACGCTTATGACGAATGTCACTGCGACGCGAGTGTTGGCGTACTTATTTGCGACGGTGAACACGACGCATTTAAACTTCCAGCCGACGGTAGATCGCCCCTCTACGTCGTCGGCTACACCGCTGGGGAATACGATGTAAAGACCAACGAGGTCTCAGACACAATCTGTTACAACGTAGAAAAGAGGATCAACATCCATGACATCAAGAATGAGGTCGTTGGAGCCTTGACCCCAGCACACCCGGTCGTCGCGGGATTAGAAACGCCACTAATCCCGTTCATACCGAGCAACAACGTGGTGAATCAGCAGATTAGTCTGGTTCATCGCATCGGATGCAAAATGCCTCCGAAAAGGAATTCCAATATTCTGCGATACGCAGTGAGGTTATTCAAACGCCTGTCACCGCCACTCCGACAAGATGAAGTATTGAGCTTCGACGAATGGCTTGAAGGCACCCACTATTCAGCAGGACGGAAGAAGAAAATGAGACAGATTCGCGCCAAGACACCAACCACCATAGACGAGCTCACGCTTGAAAATGGAGGCATGGTTAAGAGCGAAAAATTCACCGAACCCAAGCATGCGCGTGGAATCGTATGCCCACCAGATGAGGTGAAAGTTCTCATAGGTCCCATCATTAAATCCATAGAGAAGAAATTCTTTCAAACTAGGAACGCCTCAACACAGAACCGCATGTTCGTGAAGGGGATGACTCCCAGTGAGATTGCATCACTCTTACGGACTGTACTGGGCGACGGCCCAGTGGTGGAGACCGACTTCTCGTCCTTTGAGGCACATCACGCTGACGTCTACGCTGAACTGCTGATCAGATTTTTGTACCACATGTTGCACAACACTACAAACCACTTTGAGAAGAAATTGCTCAAACGGCTGGTGAAAGGAGTGAACAACATAAAGTATCAAAACATGAGGGCGAAAGTTCCGCAGAGACTCATGTCAGGCGTGATGTGGACATCTCTAGCAAATGCTGTGTTGAATTTTACCATAATGAGTTTCTTAAGAGGGCACGCTGTCCTGAAGAACC